CACAATACTCAGGTAGTTTTCATTTATTCATAGGAACACCTTGGTATAGTGATGATACCTTGTTAAACATTGCGAGTGGTTCGTTTAACAAAAGTTCTTTTAGAACTATTTTATCATCATCACCCGAAAGTGCAAGTTTGATACCTTTATTTGATAAAGATAACTTTACGCCTAATGATAATTTTCCTGATTATGTTATAAAAAAACCATCAGCTCACTCATCATTAGGAACTCACGACATAGGATTTAGAAAATATCAATCAGGAACCACTACATATCAAGACGCAGTGGACAATGGGAACATAACTGAAAAGTTTATAATATCAAGTGGTAGTTATAGTGGTGGAAAAGGACATTTACTTACTAATAAAAAGTATTATTGGGCGACACCAACGGAGATTATAAACGCGGGACAAGATGTTAACCAAAGTATAACTAACTCAAGTCAGTTCATTATGTCAGGAAGTGAAGTATATCACCCACAACCAAGATTTTTAAGAATAGTAGCGAGTGGAAGTTTAATTAATATGTATGATGGTTCAACAAAACAAATTCAAGATGTAGAAGTTGGTGATGTTGTTAAATCATATCAACCGATTGGTATGCCAGATGAGTCAGAAGGTATAAGTTGGGAGAGTTATACAACAACAGATTTGAGTGGTTCAGTTTCTTCTGGTTCCATTGTCGTTGAGACAATTAACAATAGAGAATATGGTTATTATTTAATCAATGGAAGTATAAAAGTCCCTGCGATTCCACATACTATACACGGAGGTGGAAAATTCTTTTGTAAAACAGGAGATACTTGGAGTTGGAAGCAGTCAACTGACATATCAGTCGGAGACTACTTTTTAAATAATGATGGCAGTGAGTTAGAAATCACATCAAAAACTGATGTATTGTCAGATGAAATGTTTTACGGATTAAATGTTGAGGACATTGATACATATTTTCAATCTAATATTTTGGTCCATAATATTCCACCATTTTGTTTTGTAGCAGGAACACCAATCACAATGGCGGACGGAACTACAAAAGCGATAGAACTCATTGAAGTAAATGATGAAATTAAAAATTATGACTTTGATACAAAAGAAATCAAAGTGGGTAAAGTATTATCAATCGATACACCAACACACGCAGATATCATAGAGATTAGTTTTGGTGATAAAAAAACAAAGAACACATTTGACCACCCATACTGGATAGTTGGAAAAGGTTGGTCATCATACAAACCACAATGGACAGAAAAAAGATATAACATTAAATCTGAACAATTAGAGGTTGGAGATAAATGCTTAGAACTTCAAGGTAATAAAATTGTAGAAACCAATATAACAGACATTCAAGAAGACATTAATCCAGTTCAAACATATTCATTGGGAGTTGAAACTCATTATAATTATTTCGCCAATGATATGTTAGTCCATAATAAAGGTGGACCAGGAAGTTTTTGTTTTACTTATGACACTATGATTACATTAGCAGACGGAACATACCAACAGATATGTAAAATCAGACCAAACGATATGATAAAAACATATGATGTGGAAACCGGTAAATTACAAAATTCAAAAGTGTTGGAAACCGTAAAAGTTCTACACGACAATATGGTTACATACAAATTTAATGACAATACAATAATTGAGGCAACTGACGACCACCCGTTTTATGTGGTTGGGAGTGGATACAAAGCACCATTAACTATTGGTGATGTAGTATTAAATGATGAATTACAAGAGAGAAAAGTTGTCAATATAGAGTTAAATAATGTGGAAAAAATTACATACAATATCAACAGAACTGATAATGGTAAAAATTATTTCGCAAATAGGGTTTTAGTTTCTGATGAGTTTGATACAGAATAACGATTTCAAATACTCAATTCAAATACCTACATTTTTATCACACGAAAAGTGTGATGAACTGATAGAACAAATAACTAATACAGAGCAAAAAGTTGTTGGTGGTGTTGGTGGTGAAAAAGGTGAAGCAGCAATCATACCAGAAATAAGAGTTACTGAGGAGTGGTATTTATTTGACCAGCCAACCAATCCTTACAGACCAGATAAATGTAATGGGGATTGGAAATGGTTACAAGACAAAATATATCAAGTTGTAAAAATGGTAAATCAAGGAGTTTTTAAATTTGATATCGAGGGTGCTGATGACGAGCTGAAACTCATAAAGTATCACGAGGGTGGATTTTATGGTTGGCATACAGATTTCAACGCAGGTAGTTGTTCAGTTAGAAAACTTGTAGCGATAATCCAACTAACAGACCCAAGTGAATATGAGGGTGGTGAGGTTCAATTTGGTATCCAAGATAAACATACAAAAGAGTGGTATTCAATGAACCAACTAAAAGGTTCTTTAACAATATTCCCTACATTTCTATCTCACAATGTAACACCAGTTACAAAGGGAACAAGGTATGTAATACAAGAATTGTTTGTAGGAAACCATTTCAAATGAGTAAAAGTTTTCAATGGTATCTGACAAGAGATAATTTTTTATCTGAATCGGAGTGTCAAGAGATTATAGATATCGTAGATAGTAGTCGTGATAACTCAGAATCAACACAGGCAATAGAACTCAAAGAGGATAAATATTTAGACAAAGTTTGGAAGATTATGAAACTTTCAAATGATATACATTATAATTTTGATATTGATTGTGTCCAATTACAAGAGGGAAAGTATTACAAAAAGGGAGTCTTTAAAGAGGAAAAGACACTACACTCAGACTTCGCAGCTGGTCCTGATAGATTGGTGGACACTAATACCAAACTGACATCAGTTGTTTTTTTGAATGATGATTATTGGGGTGGTGGATTACAGATTTGGAACGACAAAATAGAATCAAAACAAGGTAGAATAGTGATATTTCCAGCTTTTGCAGCACACAAGGTTTTACAATTTCACGATAAGGATAGATATACAATGTTAACTTGGATACAAGGGAAGACTTTTAGATGAACAATAATTTTCAATGGTTTACACATACACCTTTTTTGTCTAATGAACAATGTGATGACATAATTAATAAATTACAAGAAGAAACTAATTGGGTGTCTGGTTATGAGGGTGCTCACATTGTAAATGCAAACGAAAAGTCATTTGATAATATAGTCAAGGATAGAACTTTTGTAGAATTATATGCGTTTCAAAATACAAAACACGACTATACTTGGATTAATGATAAGTTAGAACCATATGTAGAAGTGTTAAATAAACAAGTTTGGAACTTCAATATAAGTGGGGTATCAAAAGATTTAAAAGCATTAAAGTATAGTGGTAGTGATAGATTTGATTGGCACGCAGACTATGATAAAGGAAAAGTATCAACAAATAAACTTACTTGTTTAATTCAGTTATCAGATGAAAGTGAATTTGAGGGTGGAGATTTACATTTTGCATTTGTAAATGACGGAGAGTTTTTTAAAACACCATACAAAAAAGGATATGTATTAATATTTCCATCTATCATTAGTCATATGGTTACAGAATTAACAAGTGGAGAGAGATATATTATGAGAGAAATTATTTCAGGAGAACCTTTTAGATGATAAAGAAAAAAAACTTTCAGTTTGTATTGCATAGAGAAAACTTTTTAACATCAAAACAATGTGATGAATTGATAGAAAAGTTTGGTCAATCTAACTCACATAAATCTACCGTCGCAGGAACTTATAAAGGAGATGATTCAGATGTGGTAAATGAAGATGTTAGAAAAGTTCAAGAGATAAGGTTAAAAAATGATGTGGTTTTGTCAGACGGATTCAAATTGACTAAACATATTATTATGGCTTGTGAGATGTCTAATCTACTTAATTTTCAATTCGACTTGAAAAAACCATATGAATTAGAGGATATTGTTGTTTTAAGATACGAAGATACTGATAAGTATGACTGGCATTTAGACATAGGTGATTGTTCTACTTCACTAAGAAAGATAACAGCGATAATTCAGTTAAGTGATGAACAAGATTATGAGGGTGGAGATTTTGAATTTAGTATGTCAAATGATAAAGGAGATGATAATTGTTATGGTTCAAGAAAAAAAGGTTCACTAATATTATTTCCATCATACTTAGGACATAGAGTTAGACCAGTATCAAGTGGTGTTAGATATTCAATAGTCACTTGGATTCTTGGAAACTCTTTTAAATAATTTACATTTTAGAAATATAACTCACTATTTATTTATATCTAAGGTTATTCACAATGAAAACAAAAACACTATTTGACCACATAAAACAAATTACAAATGTTCAGAACCAATATTATTGGGAG